GGTCATATGAGCCCGAGTTTCTTTGAAGATCTCGGTTTCTCGTCCTCCCCATTTCAAAACCCCGAAGCAAATCCCGTCGACCCGCAGAATCTTTTGATTGAGTATGCTGAGCAAATTGACGAATTAAGCTATGTTGCACTTAAACGCCATTATGCGAAGCTGCACAACCAGAAGATTGACCTTGCGACTGAAACAGCACAAGCTATGCAAACCGTCAATATGATAGTTGACATAAGCAAGCGAGTGGCCAAAGCCTTTCTAAGTCTCAAGAAATTGAACTTAGTTGGAGCTTTCCAAGCGTTATTCCCTACTTCCCGAAAGGAATTAGCGAACGACTACTTGGTGTTTCAATATGGAATAAAACCTCTCCTCGGCGATATTCAAGGCGCCGCGGAGCACCTAGCTGATTATGTTTTGAAAGCTAGGCCGGTTAAATCCAACGGTCACGCTCAAAAGACCTACCAATTCGATGTGCCTAGCGTATTAGAAACTACGCCTGAACACTTCGGTTATTGGAGGTATGGTTCGAAGACTGTTCACATCAGAGTCAAGTATGGCTCCTTGTTTAAAGTATCTTCTGACCTAGAGCGACAAGCGGCTCAGCTGGGCATAACTAACCCAGCTAACGTCATTTGGGAACTTGTACCTTTCAGCTTTGTTGCCGACTGGTTTCTTCCAATTGGTGACTTCCTGTCAAGTCTCACGTCCCTGGATGGCTTGGTTCTGAAGGAGTCTTATAAGACGGTCTTTATTGAGATCGTCGAAAATTACTTCGAACAGAACGGCAGTATCGAATCTGCCACAAACCAGAGCCTACTCAACAGTTTTCCGGCTTATACATTAACCGGATCACCGAAGATACAAAGCAACGGGTTTTTGTTCTGGAGAGGTGGTATGAATGGATCTTACTCTCGGACTGTTTTCTGCAAGAGGGAAGTAATTCCCCTTCCAGATGTCCCTAAGCCTAGATTCAAATCACCCATCTCTAAAGTACATTTACTCGAAGCTCTGGCTCTTTTTACTCAACTTCGTGAAAGGTAAAACTCACAATGGCTGCTATCGCAAACATTGTTCTGGGGGATAGCTCACAATCGTACACAGGCTTGACAGCCGGTACGGAAACAAGCTATACCTTCGCCCCTGCCTATGCGCAGGCTCCTGATGTTATGACGTGGCTAGCTCCTGGTGAAGATGATACTATCGACGCCAGGCACAAAGTCACGTTGTCCGTCAGACAGCCTGCAAAGGGCAGTCAAGTCGCTCGGGTGACCGCAAAAGTGGTCGTCCCTGTGATGGATGCATCTTCGCCGAAAGTCAAAGTCGGTGAGGGGATTTGCACTCTCGAGTTTGTCATCCCGAAAAGGATGACGGCAACGGAGCGCAATCGTCTTTGGGGGTTCGCTGCAAACCTGTTGACAGGGAGTGAGATTTCTTCTCACGCCAATGCCGACGGGGATGCGAACGATTACCTCTGGGACGGCATCGTTAACCTGCACGCGCCTTTCTAGGCGTTTCCAGGTTCACAGGTGGATAGGAGGCTCTAAAACTTCCTCTTATCCATTTTCTCTGAAGCTTTAGCTTCATCGAAAGGAGTATACTTTGAAGGTACCCTTGTTGACTCGACGAGTCATAGAGAACTACCTCTCTGCGATTGATACGCCTCGCTCTTT